CATGGGCGAACGTGGGCTGACATGGGACAGGGGGAAAACATGAAACGCATCATCATCGACACCGCCATCGGGCTAAGCCCATACGCGCTGTATGCAGCAATGCTGGCATTGGCTTGGAGGGTGGGAGCGTGAGCGAGAAGCTGAAACTACTGGACCTGTTCAGCGGCATCGGGGGGTTTTCCCTTGGCCTTGAGCGGTCAGGCGGATTTGAGACTGCCGCATTCTGCGAGATTGAAGAATTTCCCCGCCGCGTACTGGCGAAACACTGGCCCAAGGTGCCTTGCTATCATGACATCAGAGACCTCACCGCCGCAAGGCTTGCTACCGATGGAATTACCGTTGACGCGATCTGCGGGGGGTTCCCGTGCCAAGACATATCTGTTGCCGGAACAAAGGCTGGTATTCAAGGCAATCGCTCATCCCTCTGGTTCGAGTATGCCAGACTTATTGGCGAATTACGACCCCGTGTCGTCTTCGTGGAAAACAGCTCAGAGTTGGCTGGAAGGGGGATGGACGCAGTTCTCGGAAGCCTTTCCGAGATCGGGTATGATGCGGAGTGGCACCTCATACCGGCTGCCGCCGCTGGTGCGCTCCATCTCCGGGATAGGGCGTGGCTATTGGCCTACCCCGCGTGCGAACGATGCAGAGAAACGGGGGGATATTGCCAACGATGTGAGGAACGGGTTGCCGGCCGCCGCACGTTTCTGGCCAACGCCCTGCGCGCAAGATGCGAAGAACGCGACTATTCCGCCGTCACAGGCGAATCGCTCATATGGAGCGATTCCAGTGATTTTGGCGAGGGGTGGGTGCATCGGGATGCGCCTCAACCCGCAATTCTCGAATTGGCTGATGGGGTTTCCAAAGGATTGGGCGAAATCCGAGGGTTCGGAAACGCCGTAGTTCCCCAAATCCCCGAACTACTGGGTTGCGCATGGATGGAGACCACACATGCCTGAACAAACCGACATCGAAGACTTCCTGAAAGCCACCGAACACTGAAATCACGCCCGCGCTGGGGGTGCTGACCTGGGGCGCTGCTTTATGCGGCGCCCTTTTTTTGTGCGCGCCACGCCTCAAACGCCTGCCATGCGCCCTGATGACCAAGCGCCACACACGCGAACGCGCCCGCGTCCCGTGCCGCTGCCAGGTACTCCCGCTGGCCGTCCTGCCATGTGCCCTTGGTGTGGTCCGCGCGTTTCATCTCGCACACGAATGCCGGGCATCCGGGAATGATAATATCGGCCGCGCCCTGCGTCATGCCCTGCGCTTTCTGGCTTGCCAGCTGTCGATGGTGCCCGCCTTTCAGCTGTAGCTCATTGCGCGGATGAATCGCAATCGCGCCATAGGTGTCAGGATATTCCCGGCGCAGACGGTTGAAAAACGTGACCTGTTCCAGTTCCTCTTTCGGGCATTTACCCCGGAACGTGGTGTCACCATAGATCGGCACCGGGCAATCCTTAAGCTGCATCGACTTTTTCCATCAGGTCCGGCGCCACATCAGCAGGGCGGTTATAGGCCAGCGCGCGATAGAAGCCGGACTCAGGATCCTTGCGATAGGTGATCGTCTCGATGCCTGCCGTGCGGGCGGCATGGAATATGGCCCATTCGGCTTGCCCCTTGGTGTGGCGCGCCTGCGGCTGGTACCAGAGCGAAAACGACCTGTGCGGCGTCACGAAATCCACCCGGAATGTCGGGTTACCCTTCTGGCTGACGCCCTCATAGCATTCCATGGACAGGACCACATCGGTCTGCATCCGTGTCGGGTCACGCTTCAGGGCCTTGAATTCCCCGATCAGGCGCTCGTTCGGGTCCACGATTTCAGCCTTGCAGGTGGAGCAATAGCGCGCCGCAATATCGTTTTTCTCGCCGCATTCGGGGCAGTCCTTGCCGGTCCACCTGTAGCCGCAGCGGTCATATTTTCCGCGTTCATTGCCCGGCACCATGCCAAAACAGCGCCGCCCGAAATGCGCCGGCATGGGGCCGTGCTCGGTCTGGACAGGCTCGCCTTCAAGGTCCAGGCAGTAGCCGTGCTCGTCGATCCTGTAGCCCGCATCAGCGACCTCGGGCCGGATCGTGAAATCATTCTCATAGCTGCACTCAGGGCAGAACGCCTGCACACCGCCCGGCACATTCGGCGCCTTCCCGGCGCGGATCGTGGGCGAGAAAATATCCCCGTCCGGGCAGTGATCGGCCAGATTCGTTGTATAATCCAGCACGAGGCAATCATCCTTGCCATCAAAGAGGCGCAGGCCCCGGCCCACGATCTGCTGCAACAGGCCGACGCTTTCGGTCTTGCGCAGGATCGCGATGACATCGACATGCGGCGCGTCAAATCCGGTGGTCAGGACGCTGACATTGACGATATATTTGACCTGCCGCGCCATGAAGGCCGCAAGGATTTTCTTGCGTTCGGCGGCGGGTGTTTCGCCCGTGACCATGGCGCTGAGGCCCGGTGGCAGGCTGGCGAGCACTTCCTGCGCGTGTTTGACCGTCGCGGCAAAGAACATCACCCCGCGCCGGTCCTGCGCCTGGCGCACCACGTCAGCGACCACGGCGGCTGTCTTGCGCCCATGCCCATGATAGGCGCGGTCGACAGCCTCGGCGTCAAACTGGCCCCGGCTGTTCAGCGCCAGCCCGCCCGTGTCATAGCCCTCGGCATTGATCGCGCCGATGACCGGCGGCGTCAGGTATCCCTGATCGATCAGCTCGCGCGCGCCCACACGGCCAACGCATTTGCCGAACCATGGATTGCGCGCCTTGTCCTCGCCCCATGTCCTGCCGTCCGGCTCCTCCTGGTAGATGTACCCGCTGCCCAGCCGGTAGGGCGTGGCGGTCAGGCCCATAACGCGCAGGTTCGGATTGCCCTCGCGCATCCGCTCAATGATATGCCGGATCGTCGGGGTGATCCCGTGGGCCTCGTCAATGATGACCAAGGCATAGCCCTCGTCGCCCTGTTTCTGGAACCGCCTGATCTTGTTTTTCACCGTGAGCGGCGAACCAAACACAACCGGGTGGCGCAACTCCTTGGCGCCTGCGCTGGCGCTGAACGTCGAGGCCGGGTTGCCGGTCGCGAGGAACTTCGCCCGGTTCTGCATGACCAGTTCGGCGCTCGGCGCGAGGCACAGGATGCGCTTGCCCGTGCGTTCATGGATAAGGCGGGCGACCTCGGCAATGATGTGGCTCTTGCCGGCGCCCGTGGCCGCCTCGACGCAGAACGGAACCAGGTTACGCGCCATGTGCTCCACGGACGCATCGACGAGGCGCTGCTGGTAGGGGCGCAGTTCGGCCATTACTTCAACACCCAATAAGACGACCCCGCGCCCCGGTATGGCTCAAGGTCCAGTTTCGGCAGGTGCTCCTTGACCACCTTGGCATAGGCAACGCTGCCCTCTCTCGATACGTGCGTCAGGTTGCGGCCGCATATCTCGGCATCGCGGTCGCGGGCCAGCTTCACCAATGACGCGAGCAGTTCCTTTTTCCGGTCTGTGGCGTTGTCGATGGCCTCGACCAGCTCGTCATATTCGGCCAGGATGCGCGCGGCTTCCGGCGTCTCGACCTGGACGCGTTTCGGCTCAAGGTGGCGCGCGCTGAGTTTCGGGTCTTCCCGCTCAATGACGAAATCATCCCAAAACGCTTTCAGCTTCGGCAGGCTTTTCGTCCGCCATTTGCTGCACGGCATGACCCGTTCCAGCATCGGCGTCATGTTCGGCGCCCATTGCCAGAAATCCCACCATGCGCGCTCGCAGACCCAGAGCGAGAACTGCACCTGGTCATGGTAATGCGGCTGGCCTGCAATTGGCACGAATTCGGCAGGCGGCTGGTCATCCCTGCCCGCATGGCGAAACTTGAACGGGCACTTGATCTCGAGACCGCCAACCAGCCCGATCAGCCCGTCCGGGGATGCGCCCGCCCATTCCTCGCGGATGATGAGGCCAACCTGCGTCACCGCGTTGCCGGTCTCCATCATGTATTCCATCAGCGCGCCTGCCTCATGATACGTGCCATACGCCGTGGCCACGTTGCCGGTAAACTCCGACTCCGCCCCATGCCAGCTACGCACCAGCGAGCGCATGGCATCCTCGCGTGTCATCCATGGCGAATTACCGAGGATCGCCCCGGTCATCGAGGCCGTGACCCGGCCCCGGCGCGCGGAAAACCATTCGTCTGTTCGTTGTTCCATTGTCATATCCTTCCCCAAAGGAGCGCCGCCGCATCACCATCGACACGGCGGCGCTGGATGGTTGCCCTAGAACGGGATTTCGTCGTGCTCGACGGATGAGAACGCAGGCTCAGGCGCGGCTCGTTTGGCAGGCGCGGGCTTGGCCTCCGTGACATGGGTGCCCTTGGATTTCGGCGCCACCGCCGCGATCCAGTTGCCCCGGATCATGTCCCCGGTCTGCCGGTCCTCGACTTCCCAGATCATGCACTTGATTGTCATGGGCTTGTTTGTCAGGTGTATGTTGAGGTCTTCATCGGCAGGCTTGCCCGCCTTGGTCGTCAGCTTGCCGCCCGCGTTGGCATCAATGGCGGCCAGCATCCGGCGGGCCTTGTCGCGTTTCTTCGCCGCCTTGTCCGCGTCCTTCGCAGACGGGTCGTCATCGGTGACCCAAAGCTTTTGGTAGACTTTGCGATTCTTGAATTCGTCCGGCGCAATCACCGTCCAGCGCAGGGAGATGTATTCAACAATCCCGACATTGGGATCGACCTTTTGCTCCCACTTGGCCTCGTCGATCATCGCAAGGACCGTTGACCCGTCAGGGATCGGCTCCATGTTGCCACCGGCAATCTCGAACTCGGTCGCCTTGTTTGTCGCGGCGTTTTCGCCATCGCTCAGTTCCCAGAAACTGCTCATGTTACGATCTCCATTTCTTCAGTCTGTTTTGGTTCGGTCGTCTTTTTCGGGGCCGCCTTTGCCTGGGCGTTCCCTACCGTGGCACTCCGTGCCGTGGCACCGCCCATCCATTGGGCGAAGGGGTTCACGCCGCGCTCCAGCGGGATGTCCTCCTCGATGCCGATGCGGTTCTTGGTGATGGCCACTGGCGTCAGGTACGTGACCAGCACCCGCTCCCCGGTCGCCACGGCGCGCTTGTGTTCGCCGTCCTTGCCGATGATCGCAGTGGCCTGCTTGATGAAGCCCACCACGTCCACGCTGTCCACGTAGGGCGTCATGGATTTGGAATGCAGGCGCAGGGAATATTGCGTATAGCCCTCGGCATCCGGCGGATCGATCCGCACCACGTCGCTGTGGGCAATGAACACGACATTGATACCCCGGCGGCGCATGATCTCGGCAGCCTTGCGGACCCGCCCGTGCATCGCTGCAATGGCGTCCCGGCCTGCCCCATAACCGCCCATGGCCTGCTGGATGGATTTCGCCTTGAGATCGCTTTTCAGGACATCCTCGGCAAACAGGGTTTCCAATCCGGTCACGCTGTCTATGATGACGCTCTTGTAGGGGTGGTCTTCAGTGGTCAGGGCCAGCAGCTGTTCCCACAGTTTCTTGACGCTGTCGGTTTCGCCAATCGAGACCAGCACCTGATCGTCAGGCAGGTCACGGGGGGTCTTCTCGCCCTGCGTCTGGATCAGGAACACAGGCCCCGGAAACGTGGCCGCCAGGCTGGTCTTGCCAGTGCCAGGCGTCCCGCAGATGGTGACAATAAGCGGTTCAGCCTCAGCCGGTGCCGCCGTTGAAAGGATACTCATCAGGTTTGCTCCTCTTCGCTCTTCTCTGATGTCTTGACGGTAAGGCGTAACTCTACTAGCGTCAATACGAAATCTGATATCAAGGAGAAAATTCAGATGATGACGTTGGAACGGATCGTTTTTGAGTTGCAGGACCGCAACGCGTCGATGGTGGCGCGGGCCTGTGGGTTGCGGATCGGTACAGTCTGTGACGTGAAGAACGGCAAGCAGAAGAACCCGAATTACAAGACCATCGAAAAGCTGTCGGCTTATTTCGAGGCTGACCGGGTGGAGCAGGCAGGAGAATGAAAAGCATGGCTGGGGCAGACGGATCGGCACTGGTTGGCCGGCAAGTGAGCGCGCCCGTTATGGCGCAGGCAATGTGGGAATCGGGCTTGCGGGTGTTCCCGCTCTACTCGTTCCTGCGGGACACCCGGACAGGCGCCGCGTCATGCCTCTGCGGCTGGGACGGCTGCAAGGCGCCCGGCAAGCACCCCATTGCCAGTAACTGGCAGAACACCCCGCTCTGGTCGCCGGAGCAGGTCGAGGCGATGGTTGAATACAACCAGTTTGACAGCGGCTATGGCATCCTGTGCAGGGGGCTGCTGGTCATCGACGTCGATGCCCGCAATGGGGGTATTGCCTCGTTTGCCAGGCTGTCTTCTGCGGTGCCGGAGATTGCCGGGTCCGGCATGATTGTCGAGACAGGCTCAGGCGGCGGGTCACGTCACCTGTTTTTCAGGGCGCCACAAGGCGTGGCCCTGATGCAGCACATGCCGGACTATCCCGGCCTTGATTTCAAGTCATCCGGTTATGTCGTCGGCCCCGGTTCGCGCCATGCCAGCGGCGGCATGTATGTCCTCGCCCATGGCGGCCCGGATGACATTGACGATGCGCCTGCGGCCCTGCTGGCCATCCTCGCCCGCCCCGAACGCCACAGGGCGGACTATGACGGCCGGACGGTCGACGTATCACACGATGATATTGCCGGGATGCTCGGGCATGTCGATCCCGATTGCACTTATGACACATGGATTCGGATTG